TGCCGTAGAGGCTATAGTTATTTCATTAGTGCCATTGGTAACTGTAATGTTTGATCCTTGAGCAATCTTTTTAAACTCTAGGTCAGTCCCAGTTTTTTGTTTAAATACTGTACCTTCACCAGTTCCTACGTTGCTACCAGTGTTAGCCTCACCTCCGCCAGATCCCGGAGCTGCTGCCCACACGGCATTCCCAGAAGAGTTTTTAGTTAAGACATGGTTATCCGTGGCCCCGCTACTCTGTGTAAGAGCGTCAATCGAAGCTTGGGCTGTAGTTTGGCCCGTGCCGCCGCTTCCTAAAGGAACTGTTCCCCCTGTAATTTCCTGATCAGAAATAGAGAGGTAGTTAGTGTTGGCTAGAGTTACAGGAGTGGAGTTATCCGTACCGGAAACATCTACACCTAGAGTAGTGCGAGCTGCTGCGGCATCAGCATCATCTACTACAGTTTTACCGAAGTCCGATATAGTGGTGTTAGCTGGTAAAGACAGTGTTTTAATATCAGCGTCCACCTCAGAGTCCATCAAGGCTCCTGCTGCGGTTACGTTAGTGGTGTCTGTTACATCAGCGTTTTCTTCAATGTTAGTAAGCTTAGTACGCTCACCAGAAGTAATAATGGCCCCTGAACCTGCGTCAGTTACATCGGCTAACTCAGTTACGTTGTGAGTGCCTAAGTTTACTACTGTATCGGCAGAGCCTGAGATACTGGCAGCAATAGTGCCGTCCTCTAGGAGATCTACTTTATCGTTGTTCTGCTCTTGCAGCAGATAAAGCAGCTGTTTATTAGAATTATCTAAATCAGCTTCAGTAATTACAGCTCCATCCGCATAATCGACGTAAGTAGCTGATAAAGCGGAGTTTCTTTTAACTTCTACGCGGTAAGTGCTGCCGTCTGTTAGAGTAGCTGACGTAAATGTTAAGTCACCGTTGTCAGCTAACGTATAATCAGTACCGCTAACTAAAGCCGAAGGGGGTGAGCCGCCACTTAAAGTGGTCTTAAAGGCATCCATAGTAACTCCCGCAGAAGATATACGCACTTCTACATGGCTTTTCTTTAAGTAAGGAAAAGTGATGTTACTGGCTAGTACAGTTTCAGTACTAGAAGTACCTGTAACTGTTAAATATACTTTAGTGGCTGGAGCTGACATGTAATACCATCCTATTAATGTTTGTTGTTATTGGCTAAATAAATTCCGATTGCAAGATTTGTTTAATCTTCGCCTCCCAGTAGGTCTTCTCTTGCCATAGCGTCCTTGATATTGGTTTCGTTATCTTCCATCTCTTCTTCAGGAACACCGTCGTAAGCTGCTTGGGCAATAGTATAAGCCCCTGTGAGGGCTGCCAGATTAGGCCAAAATAATCCTATAGGCCCACTTTTACCTCGTTTTATTATGGGAGTGCTTTTATCTAAGTCAATATCTTCTCCAAGCAGTTCTTTCATAGACTCCGCTCTCCAAGAGGATACGATACTTCTGAGCAACGCTGTTCTTTTAGACTCTTGATTTAGAAGAATACTAGCTCTTGGGTCCGCTGCTTGATAAGCATCACTACTAATGACCAGTAACAAGACCTCTTCTAAAGAAACTAGATTTTCTTTCTTAATAGAGTTCTCTAAATTATCGAATAATTTTGAAACTCTTTCACGTTCTTCCCCTTCGTAGCCGCTTAAGATGTTGTCCCTCCAGTGGCTGACTTCAATACTGTTTAAAGGTACTTTTCGTTGCCCTATATATTGTTGATAAAAGTCGTAAAAAGACTGACCACGACGGACTGGGCAAGGTTCTCCTCCCGGAGCTTTAAAGTTTGTAGCAAGAACTTCTAATTTAAGGTCTTTCTTAGGATCTTTGTGATCAATAGAAGCGTTAAACTTAGTAGTATTTAATTGCGGAAACCCTTGGATATTTCGCTGAGGTGCATCAATAAAATTATGCATCTGAGCAAGCTCTGAGTATACTCTGACAGCTTTTCCAACAGTCTTTTTAGTCAGTTTAAAAGGTAAGACTGCTCTTTGTTTTGGAGTAAACCATGAGTGATCTTTGTTTAAAGCTCTTCCTAAAATAGGGTCTCGTTTGGGCGGCAAACCCCAAGGGAAAAATCTTTTTTGGATCTTCTCCCACCCAGTATAGGCTTCCCTCATTTGGCTATCGTAAGCATCTGTAGTTTTAGCAAAAAGATTTGGAACTACCTGCAATAGTTTATCCTCAAACAATTTCTGCATAGTGTCAGAAGCTTCGTCCGTTTCAGACATACCATCTAATACAGAGAACATTGTCGCTAAATCTTTAGCATAGGTGCTATCTTTCATCGCATCTAGTATTGTTGCGTTAATAGCGAAGAAGTGGTCTTGAAGTTGTTGGCGCTGTTCCGGTAAAAATTCCGTAGCTTCCATAGCTTCATAGTAACTAGCGTATATTTTTAAAGGAATATTTGCAGGTTCAAGTCTAGAGTAATCAAATTTAGACCCATCAGGTAAGATAAAAGTATTTTGTCGCCAATCAGCATTCTCAAAAACAGCTTGTTGTCTTGGGTCTCGTTTACGATTACCAGTCATACGACCATTAGCAATTAAACCGTATGCTGTACCAGCTATAGCAAATCCTAAAATCTGTCTTCCGTAAGCATCGGCCCGTTTCATTGGATCATTTGATAATAAAGCAGCTCGATGCTTTCGAGTAGCTGCGCCAATTAAAGGGAAAAGACTTAAACCGTCTTTCCAAATGTTAAGCGGAGTGCGAATAAAGGGCGCAAAAACTTTAAGTAATGCGTTACCAGCTACTCCCGCACTAATTCCTTGACCTAAAGTAGCGTACTGCCTGCTGCTTAAATTTTCAGGCGGTGGAGATTTCGAGATATCAAAGTCTTTAGTTTCCCCTAAATTTTTTGGTCTGCGAGCTTCTTGAGCAGCTCCTATTATATCTTCTTCATCGGCATCTAAATTACGTTGATAAGTTGTTTCAGTAGCGTCATCTAAAAACTGTTTAGCTAAAGCTTCACGTTCATGTCCTCCCATAATAAGTACATCAGATCCGGGCTCGAACATGTCCCAGTTATCGTTGATATACCGATTAATGAATTCATCTTTGTCTCTTAAAGAAACTTTATCAACTCGAAGTAGTGACTCAAATTCTTCTAAAGCTAGGTTAGTAAGGTTATCTTTCGAGAACGGTTGACCATTTTTTAAGATCATATTGTCCTGCATTTTTATGATATACGCCCCTAGTTCATCGCCTTCTAAACCTTGCATAGCACCGTGGGCCGCTAAAGTAGAGTGCGCTCTAGATCTGTAGAATAGCCTTTTTAAAACAGTATCCATAGCAACCATTTTTCTAATAGGCTGCCTGATTATACCTTCATATCCCCAATCCCAAGCTTTAGCTAGAGCTTGGATGCCTGCGTTTTTGCGAGTGTTAAGAGCCCACTGATAAGCTTTTGGGCCTATTCGATCGTCAGCTATTCTTAATAGATTAGCCCCAATCGCTTCAGACGTTCCTTTACCCAACGTGGCTTCTAACTCGTGTGCTGTGTGTTCACCCCCGAACGATTTAGTATGATCTCTGTCAACTGCAGCTCCTCCATGTATGGAATCATAAGCTTCTTGCTGACGGTTAACCGAAATTTCACTAGCATTTTTAGTAGCGTACACGGTTCCGTCATCGCCAGCTCTTGCAAAAGTTCTGAGAATTTCCCCAGCCATAAGGAAAGTTTCAAATAAATCTCTTCTAGCTGTATCTTTTACAAAAGCACGAGTGGCTTCTTTAGTCATTACTTTCTTAGAAATAGGATCTAAAACATCTCCGTACATAGCGTCCGAGAGTGCTCTAAAGGGAGAAAGAGAATTAGGATCAGTAGGAATAAAAGTAGCAGCAGCAAACCTACCGATATTCTGACCTGTTCTTTTTATTAAAGAGGATGACAGATTTATCGCTTGTGTAGTAAAGGACGACAGCATGCTGTTAATCAGGACGTCTACAAAGGCATCTCCTAATCCCTGAAACCCGCTGGCTTTTTCTAAAAGAGTGTATTCACGGATTTGTTTGGCTAGTGTTGCTTTACTTATAGTGTGCTCTGTTTTAGCAAGTTGGATTTTAAATGCCATGTTGTCGGCACCCTCTGGCCCACCTACTATTTCAAATAGTTTCTCTTCTAATTTCTTTTGCTGAGAAGCGTCAATACCTGCTTTAGTTAAAACATCGTATTGTCTAAAGGCTCTTAAAAGTCTACCAGCAGAAGAACGAGCCATTGCTAAGTCTTCCATGTCACTCATTTCTTGAGTAACTGCGCGTATAAGGGCAATGCGGTGTCTTTGTAGAACTGCTTCGCCTTCTGGGCCTTTTATACCTTTTTCTATATTATCTGTTATTTTTTTAGAGATGCCATCTATTTGAGCAGCATTAGCTTTCATTCGAACCCGCACGGCCATAACTCGGGCATGCATAGTCCTAAGGTCAGCGTCTTTAAAACCGCTTTTAGGAGACCATTTAATTGCTTGGACTGCGCCGCCTTCTCCAAAAGAACCACCAGCTTCGGCAATTAACCGAGTAAGCACTCCTTTATCTAATTCGAGTTGAGAAGCTAACGCTGAAATGCTTTCATCTAAATTAGAAGCTATAAAATCTTCAGCAGAAGCCGCACCTGAAATAGACTTCTTCCATCCTAAACTAGTTGCTAGTTTTTCAGGTTTACCTAAACCAGCTTTAAATTCTTTTTCAAAAAGCTGAGACAAAGCAGCTAGTACAAGATTAGTATTTTCATCTGAAGTGTGCCAAGCCCACCCTGATGTACCTAATTTGTTTACGATGTCGTCTAAATTAGTAGGAGTTTCAGGGTTCCTTAAGTCTGCTAATGCATCTTGAATTTGTTTAGCACTGCGGCCTGACTCGTTATCCGCAGCTGTTCCAAACAATATTTGCCCAACTCGGTGTTCAATATTCTGTGGGCCTTTAGGAGTAATGAAACGATTTAAATCCGATTTAAATCTACTTATATCTCTCTGCTTACCTCCCCAGCCAAAGCCCCCTTTATTAGGATGAGCTACTAAAGCTTCAAAAGTAGCTTCTGTAAGGATATGCCTTGTTTTAGGATTTTTTAAAGAAACATGTCGAGGATCGACATTGTAT